GAACGTGGTCTGTTAAGAATGAAGGTCCAGTTTGAAGATCTCGGGTCTTCGGCAGAGAATATCCTGGTCAATGCTTTTAAGAACGCTGAGGATGCCTTGTTGGAATTCGTGAAGACAGGTAAACTTAATTTCGGAAGTCTGATTGACGATATCATAACGCAGATCACGCGACTAGCTCTACAACAGGCTATTCTGAAACCTCTGGCAGGAGCCTTTCAGAATCTCCTGCAAGGAGCTGGCGGTGGTGGCGGTTTCCTGGGATCACTGGGTGGTCTGTTCGGCGGCGGCGGCGCAACCCCTGCTATAGCCGGTCCGGGCGCAGGAATCGCAGATATCCCGTTTAACTTCGCCCATGGAGGATCATTCCGAGTAGGTGGCTCCGGTGGTACCGATAGCCAGACTGTCGCGTTCAGAGCCACGCCTGGAGAGAATGTGCGCATCACAACTCCGGGACAAGGAGCTAGAAGTGAGAACCCGGTACAGGTGAACATGACGATTGTAACAAAAGACGCTGACAGTTTCTCCAGAAGCCGAGACCAGATTGCAGCGCGGTTGGCTGCATCGCTGACACGTGCCAAAGTAAGGAACGGATAATATGGCTTTCCACGACACAAGACTGCCGGTAGAGGTTGAACGAGGTGCCATCGGCGGACCGGGATTCAAAACTACTGTTATCTCGCTCTCAAGCGGTTTCGAGAAGCGGAACATTGATTGGGCAAACAGTCGAGGTGCGTGGGACATCGGTTACGGCATTCAAAAGAAATCAGATTTCGAACAGGTGATTGCGTTCTTCTATACACGGCAAGGTAGAGCCCACAGTTTTCGGTTCAAAGACTGGTCCGACTTTGAAATTCTGACCGCACAGTCAATCGGCACAGGAGACGGGGCGAATACTACTTTTCAAGTGTTCAAACGTTACACAAACGGAGTGACGACTTTTGATCGCACCCTGACGAAGCTTGTTTCGGGTACAGTACGAGTCTTCTTGGATACTGTAGAGAAAACCATCACTGCCGATTTCACCGTCAATCTTCTTACGGGAATAGTCACCATGAATGCCGCTCCCGGTGCCGGTGTTGATGTTACTGTGATCACTGAATTTGATGTTCCAGTGAGATTCGATACAGATAAGTTGGACGTAAATTCTTCGACGTTCGATGCCGGAGCAATTCCGCAGATACCGATTGTAGAGGTTCGCGGAGAATGAAAGCCATAAGTGCAGGTCTACGAACACACCTAGACAAAACAGTAACGACTCTTGCTACGTTGTGGAAGATAACTCGTACGGATGCCGCGACATTCTTCTTTACGGACCACGATAATGACGTTGTTTTTTCCGGAGATACCTATAAAGCACGAACAGGTTACAGTCGAACCGCTGTAGAGAATGATGCTAGTCTTTCCGTGGGCAATCTGGATGTCGAAGGCATCTTTGACAGTGCCGACATAACTGAAGCAGAACTTCGTGCTGGACTGTTCGATTACGCGGAGATCCGTGTCAGTGTCGTTGACTACACAAATCCTGATACGAACGGTGAATTGAAAATACGTCGTGGTTGGTTTGGTGAAGTTGTTGTGACACGACAAGGAGTCTTTCAAACAGAGCTACGTGGTCTATCGCAGGCATTGAGCCAGAATATTCTGGAGATCTATCAACCAGAATGCCGCACTGATCTTGGAGACAGCAGATGTAAAGTTCCCATCACACCTCCTGTGCTTGGACGTAATCAGGTTCTGACTTTGGGAGAACAGTTTCGAGTCTCCACTTCTACGGCAGATTTCACGGTATCAAATGGAGTATCCAATCAATCTTTTGAACAAGATTCTATTGGATCTGCCGTCGCCAGTATCCTGGGGGATTGGACGATCATAAGCGGAACATGGGATATCCATGATGCTACAAACGAAGGTTTGTCGCCTTCAGCGGGAACAAACTATCTGGAAGGCGGAGCGGCCGCTGCCGGGGAAGTACGACAAGACATCAGCCTTGCAGATATCTTGCCGAGTACAGTCAACATCGATGCTGGCAGCGTTACGGCTACATTCAGTGTTCAGAGAGCGAACAGTACAGTCGATGCAGATCAGGGACGAGTAATAGTTGAATATCTGGACACCAATAAAACAATCGTCTCTACTCAACTAGATACTGGACTGGAAGTCATGTCTTCGGTTGATACTTGGTTTGCACGTTCCTTTTCCTCTGCTGTCGTGCCCGCCAATACGCGATACATTCGCATAAGATTTCTCTATGTGCGTATTGCAGGAGCAGAGGCCAATACATCTTTTGATGACATACAACTATCGCTTGATGATTCTGGTTCTGTTCCTCCACCTACACAAGCTCAGTATGAGAATCGCATTTATACTGTTACGACTGCCGGAACAACCGATGCCATACAGCCGGGTTATTCCATCACTCCTGCATCCACAACTACGGATGGTACTGCTGTACTGACTGCAGAACAATCCTTCATGAGAGATGCTGAAGTAACAGAAGCCACAGATCGTAGAAACTTCAAGATTTCAGTTGTGGATTCTCGCGCGATAGACGGATGGTTTGACGGAGGTGCTCTTGTCTTCGAGAATACTACAAACGCAGGCAAAGGGTTGGAGATAAAAAACTGGGTACTTGCAGGAGAAACTATAGAACTCTTCCTTCCGGTTCCATTCAACATTGTTGTCGGTAGTAAGATTCGCCTCTATCCAGGTTGTGACAAACGACGATCTATCTGTTTGTCCAAATACAATAATGTCATCAATTTCCGGGGAGAACCTGATCTACCCGGGCAAGACGATCTGATAAGATATCCTGATGCACGTCTCTAGACGACAAGAAATCGTAGAACACGCGCGTGGTTGGTTGCAGACCAAGTGGAGACATCAAGGTCGGAGCAAAACTGGCATCGACTGTGCCGGACTGATTGTACAGGTAGGCAAAGAACTTGCACTATTGGATCCCTCTGTAGATGTACTAGATTACGGTCGACGTACTCAGGGACCGGAACTGTTGAATCACTTGAAACGAAATCTCTGTGAGAGTCGTGTCGCTGATATAAAGGATGGAAGCATTGTTTCTTTTCGTAGTCCGAAGTTTCCCTGTCACATCGGTATTCTCTCTACGAAACACGGAATTCGTCACATCATCCACGCATCCATACCACATCGTCGCGTCGTTGAGGAGCACTACATAAACGAATTTCCAGCGACCATCACGCATTGTTTTGAATATTGCGGGGTAGACCAGTGGCTCAACTAGCAATTCTTGCTCTTGCGGCCGGTGGTGCCGGTGGAGCGACGGCTCTTGGTCTCAGCGCCTCAGTTGGGTGGATTGTGGGAACCATTGTTGGAACTTTGCTGTTTCCGCCAAGTGTGCCCAATCAACGAGGTCCTAGACTGGGAGATCTTACTGTTACGAGCTCCACGTTTGGTTCACCGATTCCCATGGGAGCCGGAACCATGCGTCGTGCAGGAAATCTGATCTGGTCCACTGGACTTGAAGAGCAAGAAAAGCGTGAAAAGATTGGCGGTAAAGGCGGCGGAGGAAAGAGTTTTACGTATGAGTATTTCTCCACGTTCGCGATTTCATTTGGTGTAGGTCCGGCGCAAGATGTCCTCCGTATTTGGGCGGACAGTAAACTCATCTATGATCGTACGGGTCTGGGTGGCGATGTATCCAAAGATGGATTGCAGTTTCGTTTCTATCCTGGAAACGAAACACAACTTCCAGACAGTCTCATAGAAGCGGATGTTGGTGTGGACAACACTCCGGCCTACAGGGGACAGATATACATTGTCTTTCAACGACTACCTCTCGCAGATTTTGGTAACAGGTTGCCCAACCTAACTGCCGAGATAGCCCACAGCACGACGACGATCTTTCCTGTTACAGAAGCCACTACATTGTCGGCTCCGTTGACAGAACTGTCGGCAAATGATTTTACTGTAGACTGGAAACGAGGACTAGCCTACGGCATAGACGCAACAGGAGGGGTCGACACAACTGGCATACGGCGTTTCAACATTCGTTCTATGAAAGAAGATCGACAGTTGATTTCTTCTGACGCGTTTGATCAGGTAGTTCAGGGACCGACTCAGATTGGAGGACCGATCATTGCCACCCCCGGAGGTAGTGTTGTGGTGCAAGTATTGGCTCCGACTGCAAGCAATTCTCGTCCCATAGTGGCGCTTGACGGTAATTCTTTGCGCGAGACAGGACGATTCGGAATCTCGAGTATAGGTCTCACCATGACCACAAGTTCCTTTGCGACTCTGGCTGATATAGCGGTCATCAGTCTTGTGGGTCCGTTGGGAATAGAAGACTATGTTCTCTGCATGAGTCAATTCAATTCATTCGGTGTTCTGTCTGTCACGACCGGCATGAATTATGTCTGGAGTTCAGATACGTTCCGTGGGTCTCTCGGCAGTACGCACATGGAATCTGTATGTGGCGGCTATCAGGGAAAGAGTGAAGGAACTGGTTACGCTTTCAGCGGAGCAAATTACACACTCGGAGCAAACACAGAATCGCTGAAGATCTGGAAAGTGAAATTGGAATCAGGTGCTTCATATTCTTTGGTCGGCGGCGTCAATACTGTTACGTCAATCTTTGTTGAAGTTGTGGCTACGCTTTCTCCGAATGATCTGATACCCGGAGAGACCAAACTGAAGGCTGCTGGACAGGGATCTGTCTATGATACGATTGACGATACTCTTATATTTGATGTTCAAGCTGATAGTGACAATCAACATTATCTGATAAAGATTGATCCTGCGAATGGAAATGTAGTATGGAGAACAGCAGTATCAGCCGGTCCTAATGACGGAAGATGGTGGTCACAGAGTCGATTGAATGGCAGTACGTTTGGGTATCTCCGATCGGAAAAAGGATACGCAGTAGACACACGAACCGGAGATGTGCTGCTTGATGGTGCCACGTTTACTGTGTCTGGTACTACGGGAGCAGCGGGAGCTTATGACAGTGGCGCCGATATGTGGATTGGTCTGTCCAACACAGGAAGCAACAAGATCGCAAAGTGGTTGTTTAATCGCAAGAACGGAGCTCCCGCCATTGTCAGCGATGTGCTCACCACTATTGTCGGTAAGGTTGGGCTCGTGGCTTCTGATATAGATGTATCCGCACTGACGACTACAACTATTCCGGGATATGCTGTTTCTCAACAGGCGAACGCGAGAGCTTCTATCCAACCTCTGTTGTCTGCATTCTTCTTTGATGGCGTGGAGAGTGATTTCATCCTCAAGTTTGTTCCGCGCGGGGGAGCATCTGTACGAACCATAACACAAGATGAACTCGGAATTGTGGACACCGAAAAAGGTTTGTTTTTG